GTTTAATCTTTACTTTTAGTTTATGTTTTTTAAATACATCTAGTATTAATTTTATCTCCTCTTTCTCTCCCTTATGTACATCTAACAAAAACGCATCGTAAGTATAAAGAATTAGTTTAGTTTTTTTGCTTTTTAATATCTTAATTATTTCCCATAATATACAAACATTTGTTGCAGTTTCCAAATTCTGTAACAAATAATTGAATAATTTTTGTGGGTTCATATTATCCAATTTATCCCGCTCAAATCTATATTTTGATATAGGACATTCTATAAAACCTTCATTTTGGAATTGACTCCATATTTTATTTATGTAAGTTTGAATCTTTTGAAAGAATTCTAAGTGTTGATATTGTTTAAAAACACCACCATAAAGTTGTTTAAATGTTAATTCTTTGGCTTTTTTATAATCAACGTTATATAATCGCGCAAATGATCTATGAATATCGTCATCACCAAAGTTATAATGAATAAGGGAGCTAGCAAGAGTAGGGTGATAAGCTGAAATGTCAATTTCAACCAATCTATCATTTTCAGGAATAAATGTTTTTCTTGTTCCATTTTCTTTATTTAAAGCGGCAAAATTGACCCCTCCGAACCTATTTGAGGGCCTTGTTGTTGTTGTTCTATAATTATATTGTGTGTAAACTTTATCTCCCCAATCTTTATTGAAGTGTTCTTTAAAGAGTTCTCTATTAACTCGTAAACCATTCCTTTCGATGGAGTTGAATACCAATGGTACTCTGCTATTGTAAAATTCGTTGACTGGTGCATTAAAATATTGTTTTAGATTATTATAATTTTTTTCACACGTTTCATAATGTTTAACGATAGGAACTATTCTGTTAATATCCAACTTATTTTTAGCTCTTTGTGATAATATTTGGTGAGCTTTAGTAGTTTCCATTTCATATTCTGGGGATGTTAAAGAAATATCTATTATGTTTTTATGCACATAATAATGCAAAAATTCCTTTTTACCCCAAACATACAATGTATTATAACTACCAATTAATTCAGCAATATATTCGCTGTTTAATGGCATAGATTCACTATGGTTTATTGAAATGATATAGCCCTTATGCGCATCTAAAGGATGTACATATACTAAGGATACTTTGTTAGTTACAGGGTGAGTTTTATAAGAATATGGTATAACTTCTATATAAGCTTCTTTGTAACCTTTATTGTAAAAACCTTTTAATTGGTCTGTATTTTCAATTAGCCAAAACAATAATTAAATATAATTATAAAACTTAATTATTCCAAGTTATATTGTGAAAAATTATAATCAAAATAATTAAAAAATCCAGGCCATATTTCTTTTTTTTCTACATTTTTAATTAATGATTTATTTACGGCATAAACAACACTTTTATTCCCCCTTAACCTCCATTTTACTTCTATACAACTGTAAAGTTCAAAAGCTACCGTAGGGTCTTCAAGTTTTAGTAAATTGTAATAAATAGGTGATATTTCAAAATAAAGTGATTCATTATTTTTTTTAACAAAATATCTAATAAAGTATCCATTAATGTAATCTTTAGATAAAGGAGATGGTTGGGATGGAATAGGAAGAGACCTATCATTTGATTTTTGTTTTGGGGATAGGTTACTATAACTTACATTATTGTTATAATTTATACCCTCAGAACCATAAGTTTCCATTGGGATTTTTTGAACCATAATTGTATTTGGAGAAAATACATTGTCATTTTCTTGTTGGTTAGAAGAAGGAGGAATTATAGGTATTAACCTTATATTTTTTCCATCATTAGGATATTTACCTGTATAATTAGTTCCACCTGAAGTAGAATAGTAATATCCTGTATATGCTTTTTGATTAGTAGAAAGAGCATATTTATCCCCATTAGTATAAAGATTGGATTTTATTTGGGATTTTGGATAATACATTATTAATAAGTTATATTACCCGTATTTACATCAATAAATTGTGGGGGTTTAAAACCAAAATTTTGAGATTGGGATTGAACATCTTTTTGAATATTAGATATATTATTAGATTCTTGTAAAGTTTCATTTACACCTGGGGTTGTTGAAAGGTTTGCATGTATGTGAGGGGGTTCGTGCCATATAATACCTTTAAACCCAATTTCCCAAAGTGCATCTTGAATAGCTCTATTCCTTAACTTGTTAAAATCACTAGATGCAGGGCTTGCTTGTGCAATATCTAAAGCTAACCCTCTTACATGAGTAGTGTTATAAGGTTGAACCTTTGCTCCTGAATCACTATAACCTCCTGAACCTGGAAGTGTGGATCCATGATGGAATGCATCATTACCTGCAGTTATTGTTATAGGTAAATAAGGTTTGTATTTATCTTTTCCTAAGAGGTCATATAGGTTTAATAAAGCTACATATAATTCTTCATGAATATCACCTCCATTTCCTAATTGATTTTCACTTCTTTGGGTATTTTTAAATCCCCCTTTTAATGCAATTCTTACATCAGAACTATTTTTTTCTAAAAATTGAGTAAATTTAGTCGTATAAGAATTTGGATTTCCCTCACCAGGTTTTATTAAAAAATTATCAAATTCAATCTCTCCTTTAAAAAACCCTGGTTTATTTAATTCTTTTCCATAAATTTTTAAATAATTTTGTTTTACTTTTTCAGATTTAACAATTATAGGATATTTATTATCTCTCCAATTCCTTACTGAAGTACGATTAGGATAAGGGTTATCTGAAGGTACAATATTTGAACTTTCTTCAGCTATTAAATCAATATTGTAATTGAAATCTGGTAAATACACAGTTTTATTGGATAATTGAGAAGTAGCTAAAGTTGATAATTTAGTACTCCAACTATTATTATCTAAAGTATGAGATACTCCCCTAATTATAAAATCCATAGCATCTGGGTAATTATTAGGTAAAAATTTAGTATCAACATTTAATTTTTGATATATTTTAGGACCTGAAATTCCATCTAAACTAACATCTAAAGTAATAGGCAAAAAACCTTGAAGATTAGCAATGGGTTTAGTACTATTAGAAGCAGCAGAAGCACTAGCAATTAAATATTGGTAAAAAGAAGTTCCTGTGGAAAGGTTTTCTTCAATTTGAAAAGGCATAATTACACCTCCTCCATATTTTATAGTAGTAGTTGCTTCAGGGGGTGGTTTTCCTTCTATTATTATACGTTGTTGTCTGTCTTCTTCAGTTTCATTTTCTACAGGGTTAGATAATACTTCATAAGCCCCACTATAATATTTTCTTGTTGAAAATTCAAAATTATTAAAAATCATAAAAGCATAATTTCTTTGAATTTCTTCATTATCTTTTTTTAGCCTTTCAGCTAATTCAGCTTTTATTTTTTCATCATATTCAGCATCAACAATTTCTTCATAGTACCTATCTCTCATACCAAAATTCCATTTTGAAAAAGCTGTTGATTCTTCTCCTACTACGTAACCATTAGCCGTAGCTCCTATAGATAACATAGTAGACATATCTTTTGTTACTTTAGTTGCTATTTTTACATTATTTACAAAATTTGAATTATTAGAAGTACCATCATAACCATAAAGATTAAGAGTATAGGGTACTGTTTGGTTTGGGAGTGTATTACAATTCCATTGAAAATTCTTTACGTCTTCAAAAAATTTATATTTTTTAGGATCTTTAGCTCTTAAATATTGAGATATTTTTTCTAAATTAGGTACTGGGGTATCATCATAAATTTTAATACAATTTGTAGTTTCATCTATAGAAGGGTGAAGATTATTAATTCCTCCAAAAATAACATTTAAGCGTGAACATATAGAATCTAAAAAATCAAATAATATAAGATTATGTTTTTCATCAGTATTTGCAGAAATTTGATTAAAAATAAATTGATGAGATAAATAAATATTCATTATCTTACCATAAAAAGGTTCAGTATTTTGAAATTCTTCTAATCCCTCAAAAGTTTTAATATTAGAACCTATAGATTTAACATTTATATTAACTATAGCTTGTGTAGGATCTAATGAAATATGGTTAGGTAATGTGTACATAATATTAGAATCTATATCAGTATCTAATGTAAAAATAGGAGGGTTAGTTTTTTTGTCCCCACCATTATCTACTTTATAAAGAATATTTTCTTTAATAAATTCTAAAAGTGTTCCAAACCTAATAAAATAACTATTATCAATAGGATTATACTTTTTAATAAAAACATGATCAGCTTTATCTGATGAAGATTTGTAAAGTTTTGTTGAATCCCAACCTGTTGATCTATTAATGATATTTCCTATAGTTTCAAGTTTCGTTTTTTTCTTAAAGGGAGTTGCAGCTATATATACATTATTTGATTTAGGTAGGGTTTTTTGGCTTTTTTCCTTTTTAATTAAATCAATAATTTGATCTTGTTCAGCTTGGATTTTTTGCTGTGCCTGTCTTAGTTTGTTATTATTCTTGCTAAGAATTTCTCTATCAAAATCTGAAGGGAATGGGACTCTATTTCTAGGTGATGTCCCTTGGGTTTGAATAGCTTTAGTAGGTTCAAAAATTTCACTAGTTTTTGGACCTAAAGAAGTAAGAGAATATTCTTTACCATTAGTAAAAAAATTAATAGGTGTAAATCCAGCCTCAATATTTTGTTGTTGTGAACTACCTAATAAGTCAGTCCCCATACCCTCAATAGAGGCAAGTTTAATTTGGTTTCCTACATATTTTTCATCTTCTATAAAACTATTAGTAAACCTATATAATTTAACTGTATAAATAACTCCTTTAAATTCTTCTGTAAAATCTGTAAGTTCTACTTCATTATAATTTGAAGATTTATTTTTATAAGCATCTAAACTTCCTCCTAAATTATCAAATTCTTCTTGTGTAATTGGGGGATTTGTCTTATCATCAAATGTTGCAGTTAAATCAGGATCATTTGGTACTAACTTATAATACAATGGAGGGACAGATGGGTCAAATGAAATTTTAGGAACATACCTATCTCCTGAGAGAACTTCAACAGCAATAAGATCTTCTAGTCTTTTTTGTTCATCTAATTTTAATTGTGCATTTATTGCATTTTGGATTTGGGGATCATTATCAACATTATCTATACCATAGTGAGGGCTACTTTGCAATGCATCATTTATTACAGCCGTTTGTTGTGATTGTACTCTAGCTGTTCTAGTTACCTCACTTTCTTGTGTAAATTTTAAGTAATTAAAAGATTGTATTTCTTTAAGATATTCATATATTTTATCTCTTTCTCTTTCTTGTTGTTGTAAAAAAGTTAATATATTTTCATCATTATAATCTAACTTAAATCTAGCAGCCATGTGTTTTTGCTGGGCTTCATCTGCATTTTTATATTTTTGTAATAATCCTTGGGTATTTACTTGATTTAATTTTAAAGATTCTATAACATCTCCTAAACTGTATAAATTAATTACAATATCATAACTTCCATCAGGGTTAAAATCCCAACTAAAGTTAGTTATTCTCCCAAAAAAACCATCATAATTTCCACAATATTCTAATCTTTTTTTCTCTATTTCAGGAAGTAAATCTCTATAAGATTTACCTACTAATTCTTCTGTAAAGAATTTCTCTTCTATTATAGTAGAACCTATATTTTGAACTTCTCCACTTTTATCTATATATAAATTATTTCCAAATTCTACAAGTAAAGTGTAACCTAATCTTAGGTATAAAACATCTAATATTGCTAATTGTTCTTTATTATAAGCCTTTATTTTTATTATTGCTTTTTTTAAAGAACCCATATTTAAAGCTTCAATATCCATACTAATAATACCAGGCATAGGTTGTAAACCAAATTCTAATCCTCCCATACCATAAGCAGAATTATGTACAGATTTAGGGCTTTCATTTGAATTTATAATTCCAGACCTTTGTTTAAGAATATCACCACTATCTTTATTTAAACTTGAAACTCCATTAAATAAAACAAATTTTTTAGCTAAATCTTTTTTCAAAGCAATTTCGCCTACTAAATCTAAATTTTTTCTTCTTAGTTTAGCCATTGTTAAATCTCCATTTTCTCCAGTTTTAGCATCTAAAGAAACAGAAGAAGCAACTTTTATCCAGGCTGTTCTAGAATTTAAATAAGTAATTTCTTTTTCGGTTCTTAAAGTATTAGATTGAGCACCTGAACCATAAATTTTTTGTCTATCGTTTATTTGTCTTCTAACATAATCATTAAAACCTTCTCCTATTAAATTAGCCATATATTAGGAATTTATTAATTTAAACTTTGCTATAATTGGGGATGGGTTAGGTGGGATTCTTATTTGAGAACCTATTGGGGGTGTTAAAGAATTTTGAACTAAATTATCATTAGCAATTGAAATTATCCACCATAAAGTAGAATCTCCATAAAATTGTTGAGCTAGAGTATCAAATCTATCACCAATAGTAGTATAAACATAAGTATCTTCAAATGACTTAGGGATATCAGGATAACGTACAGTTTCGTACATTAATTTTTTCCCTGGGGATCTTGTTTCTGGTATTTGAGAATATCTATTCATTTAAAAACTATTTAAATTTCCATACTTGTTTATAAGATCTTGATTTGGTAATTCTTCTAAAATATCCATTTCATTTTCTTCTTGAGTTGGAGGTGGGGGTGGTTGTTTTAGATTAAATCTTGGGTCTGGTTTGAAAAATCTATCATTGTCATAATTGTTATTTTTTCCTCCTGTGGATAATTGAATATAATGCTCCTTTCCATATTTTCCAATTTCATTTTGATTATCTTCAGTATAAGTATTATTTTGTTTTTGTGGTCTAAATGGGTGAATTGGAGTAAATTGCATAGTTACATTACACATATGAGGCATTTCTTTTACTGATTTATCAAACTTACCTAAAGTATTTATACCAATTTCCCATGGGGATTCTTGTGGAATATCTAAAGTTATTGAATTTAAAAAACCAGGCAATTCATAACACCAACCTCCCATAGTTAATTGGACTAAAGGTCCTGCCATATAACCTGCTGTTGTGTAATCTGGAAAAGTATTAGAAACTAAAAAGTTTAATTTTCTATATTGTTCCATTATTTCTGGTTTTGATTGGGCAGCTACTGTAAAATCCATATTAATATTTCTACCAAATTTAGAATATCTATAAAAATCTTCTCCTCTACCCATATAAGACACTGTACTCCAATTTCCTTGGTAGTTATCTGTGAAATTATTTATAAATGCTCTAAAATGTATAAATTCTTTTTTATTAGGGTCTTCTGTATCTATAGCTGCGATCCTAAATTTTACTAAATCATTCTTTTTTATTCCCTCATCAGTTCTAACCCCACTTGATCTATATATAGGTTGGGCATTAATTAAATCTACAGCTCCTATAGGATTTCCTTGTGGGTCTGTCTTACCAAAAGTATAATCTATTACATTTCCTCTTTGACCTGGGGATTTATAATGAATTCTAGAATCTGATTTACCAGCAATTGTAAAATTTGTTCCAGGGGATGATGTGTTATAGTTAGGTGCTATACCCATTATAATTGAAGATTTTTGGTCTTTTAATTTTGGTTTTCTAAAATCATCTATTGATGAAAGATCTTTTAAAGAATAACCTACTCTAACTATTTTATAATCTATATTTCCTAAACTTTCTTTAATTCTAAAATTATTAATTCCTGTTCTTAAAGGTGCTCCTGTTTGATCAGTAGCAAACTTTATTTGGGTATTTCCTGCTCCTAAAATTGAATTAGGTCCTCCCTGATATTCAAATATTTCATTAGGTGCACTAATTTGAATATTATTATTAAGTAAAGCTTTGGATATTTTTAAAGCACCTGCTTGGGTTTTGTCTGTTTTTAAGTTAAGTTGTTTAATTTCGTTTAATAATACAAGTCTATTTTCACTCCCATCAGCCCCTCCTATAATATGATTTGTTACAAAATTTGGTGTTACAGTAGATGCTCCTGGGGTTCCAGTTGAATCTAAATATCCTCTTGTTTGTTTAAGGGGATTTAATAAACCTTTTAAAAATCTATTAGAATGACCTCCTACATTATTAGTTCCTATTTGATATAAAGTTTGTAGTGGAGAATAAAAACCTTGATTTGGTTTAGCACCTAATGAAGCTTGAGTTCTTACTGATATTTCTGATAGTATTCCTTGGTTAGCTACAAATTGAAGTCCTCTAGGACTTGTAGTATCAAAAAACCATTTACCTATTCTTTCTAAATCTTTAGCTACGTGTTCTGCTGATGATATCCCACCTCTTATTAAAGCATCAGTCCCCGTTCCTATAGGGGTTCCTAGTACATTCATTGTTTCAGCATATCCTTCTTGTTGAGGGGGTATTGCTGTTTTTACATATGGTTGTTGACTAGAGCCTCCTTCAGGACGATCCTTTCCAAATCTTAAAGATTTAAGATCTGTTTGAAGAGTTAATAAAAATGACATATATTAATTATATTCTACCTAATCCTTCAGTTGGTGCTGTTACATCATAAGAATTAGAAGGTTTTAAACCATTTAAATCTAAATCTGATGGGTTTGGCTTTCCTGCTAAACTAGGATTTCCATTAATTGAATATTCATAATGTAATTCTGATAAAGGTGATGTTCCTGGCATAATAGATACATTAGCCCCATTATTTTTAGATAAAGGTGAACCCTGTACTGTTAATTTTTTTTGTAGTCCCATAATTATTGTTTTGTTATAAATATTATTAAGGAATATTCCTTCCACCTCCGGTGTTATTTATACCAGAATTACTAGTTAATAAATCCCCATCTATAGATACAGATCTAGCTCTTGCAATAGCTTCATATAGTTCTTGTGTTTGAGCCATTAATTGCTGGTTATTAGCTAAAAGTAATTCGTTTGTTTTCTTTTGTTCTTCTAAGTTTTTATCCCCATAATCTCCAAAAGTACCCGCAAACATATCTATAACTCCACCAATTAAAGGTCCTGCCAACATACTAATTCCTCCAGTAAGTGGAGCAAGTGCTAATCCCGCAGCTGTTCCAGCTGCTAATCCTTTATTTTGATCTAATGTTTTTAAGGCTGCATCTCCTCCTGATAAACTTTTATCATTAAAATTCTGATAAGCATCAAATCCTACTCCTGCTATAGCTAAAGGTGCTGCTATTCTTCCTAAACCTTTCATAGCTGTTCCTCCAAATTTAGCAAATCTACCAACATTAGACGCTGTTTTTACTGCAGTTGATCCTGTTCTAGAAGCAGCTTGTGCAGCCCTAAAACTTGATTCACTGGCAAATTTTCCACCAACTTTGAAAAATTGTTGTCCTGCTCTTGGTCCACTAGCAAATCTCCCTGTTTGAAATGCAGAACCTGCAGCACTAGCACTAGCACCTGCAGATTTACTCATTAAGCCAGTTAAACCTATCATTCCAGCTGTTGATTTAGCTATTCTTCCAGCAGTTGATACAGCACCCACACTTCCTAATGCCGTAGCTTGAAGGGCACCTTTCATTGCTCTATTAGGACCATCTCCTCCTGTGAAAAAATCTAATAAACTTTTCAATTTTTGTAAAATGGATAGCATTAAATCTATAAATTTTCCAGATATAGTATCAATTAAATCTTGCATTTGCTCTTGCATTGTTCTATTATTGGCTGCTTCTAACAATGCATCATTTCCTATTTTATCTTGAATTTGTTTTCTAGAAAAACCATCTTTTCTCATTTGTTGGATTATTTCTTGGACTCCTCCTATATCTTGAGCTCCTAACCTTTTAAATGTAGCTTGCTTAGCAAACATATCTCCCATTCCTGCAGCGGTCATACCTAAGGCTTTAGCTATAGAAGATTGTTGAATAGCGTTCATTCTTGAGAAACTACTTTGAGTAATACCCTGTTTACCAATTTCTTCGGTTACCCTTTGTATGTCATTATTTAAAGCAGCTAATCTAGCTCTTTCTAAATTAAGATCTTTACCTATTAATAATTCAGCTTCTAGTTCATTTGTAATAGATGATTCAAATTCTAATAAACTTGATGCTGTTTTTTCTATCTGTTGCATTGATAGCCCTAATTTTTGAGCTTGATAAACAGCACTAGCAAGATTTTTTCCTTGAGCTGCCATTGACATAGCTACATTAGAACTAATGTTAGCTATTTCTTGCATTACTACTTTTTCTGATACTGCAATATTGAATCTTTGATTATTAAATCTAACTAATCCTATTGTTGACTCAACTTGGTCTTTTAAATTAGAACCTACAAGTATAGAGGTAGAATTTAATTTTGAACTAATAGCATCTGATATTCCTAAATTTTTGGTTAATATAGAAAAAGTACCAGCTGTTTCTGCCGAAAAAGTATTTTGAACTCCTGATAATTCTGTAAGTATTATTTGAGCTTCTCTTATTTTTACAAAAGTCATAAACATTCCTTGCAATGACTTAGCCTGGTCTTGGAATGATCTATTTAAGTTTCTTGCATTTTGGTTTGAAATTCCTAAATTAGCAGCCAGTGCTTTAGAAGATTTATCTATACCTACAATTCCATCTTTTAATATTTTAATTGAAAAAATTGCAATTGTTTTTGCTAATAATTTAAAATATTCCGTAGAACCCGCTAATAAAGCTTCGAATGAATCATTAGTTTCAATTATGGTATTTCTATATTTATCAGAAGCACTTACTAAATTACCTAATAACTTATTAATGACGGGAATATCTGATACTAAATCTGCCAAACCTTTAAAGGGATTAGATTTTGCTATTTTATCAGATTTATCTAATATACCACTATAACCATCATTTATTTTTTCTAATCTTTCTTGAGCATCGTATAACCTTTTAACAACATTTTTAATATTAGTTTCTTCTTGAGATCCTTGTTTTACTCTTAAAGCTAGTAGAGAATTAATTCTAGCATTAATAGATTGTTCAACACCTAAAAGTTTAGCTTGTTTTCTTTTAATTTTATCTATTTCTTTTTGAGATTTTAAATTCTCTGTAGAAGCTTTAGTTAAATCCTCCGCAAACTTTTGGGATTGTTTAACAGTTGCTGCAGCATTACCCATAGCAGATTCAAAATCCTTAGAACCCTTTGCAACCTGTCTAATAGTTTTTTCAATATCTACTAAATCACTTTGAAATTGAACAGATTCCTGATTTAATTTTTCAAAATCTCCTTTTAAGTTTCTAAAGTCTTTTCCTAATGCCATAAGAATGTGGATTTATTATAAATATTTAAAAATATAGTTATTTATATGAAGTTCGCTTATTACTGTTAGAAGGAGGTTTGGTTGTTTCTTGAGCTTTTTTATTTTGTAAAAAATCTGGAATTTGAACCTGGTTAGATTCTGGGTTAGATTGTTTAGCTTTATTTTTCATTGAAGGATCAACCCAAGATTGTTCCTTTGCAGTTTTACCGGTAGCAGCAGCATGTTCTTTTTCATAATGGTTTGAAATTCTACGTAATGTAAAATTTCTTAACCATATAGGCATATTATATACTGTGTTATAATCAAATCCTCCTTTACCATGAAAGACTATATCATGTATTGATTGGAAGAGTAATGTTCTATACTCAGGCGTCAGGCCAAAAAAAGTTAAGACCTATAGGAAGGTCTACTACCTCCTCTCCTCCACCTTCTGTATCTAGGTAAACTTTCATGTCTACATCCGGTGATATTTTAGAATAATAATTTCTAAGCTCTCTAGCATCTTTAGCTAATAAATACCCTTTAACAAATTCTCTAATGTCTTTTTTTTCTTCACTACCATTAATTGAAGTAATTATGTGGGCTAATCTAGTTGTTACTTCATGAGCCCCTTGCTTATCTATCTTTTTTAATCCTTTTATTTCAGCATCTATTTTTTTATCATCACCATGTGTTAGTAACTTAAATGTTATTTGATTTTCTGTGTTGGGTAAAGTAAATGAAAAGTTATTTTCTCCTGATTGAAATAATTTTTCATCTATTTCTTTATTTTGCATAATAGATAAATTAATATTTTGAGATTGTCCATCCCAAATAAATTCATAATCTTTACCATAAGATAAAATACGAGCAGCTACCATTATAGCATTTTTATCCCCTATTAATAAATCATTATAATTAATATCTTTATTAACTATTAAAGATTGTAATAATTTATCTATTACTACACCTTTTTGAATGTAATTTTGATTAGTTAAAATATCCTCTTCCTTTGCGGTCATATATTTCATTTCTATTTTACCAGATGATAGAGGGTTTTCTTTAGGATATAATAATCCTTTTGAGGGTAATTCTACTTCTTCAGTAGGTAACTTAAATTCGGCCATAATCTTTTATTTATTAATAACTTTAATTTATTATAAATATCAATATAAAAAAGGAGCTTGACATAGCCAAGCTCCCTTTAATAAAATATTTAAATCTTTATTAGAAATTTAATACACAATAATCTACTGCTAACGTTACTTCTATTTGTTTTGCTTCGTTTTCAGTGTCCCAGTTGTAATCTCCAAATGTTGCTTCTTTAACAAAAGCGCCTTTTAGTATCCATTCAGAAACTATATCACCTACTGGACCTAATACGTCTAATCTTAGATCTTTCTTATAGAAATCAGAATAACCATCTCTACCTGTTACAGATTCGTGATGTAGTCTTACCCACTCCATTACTGCTTGAGCACCTGAAGGTGTAATTGGGTCGAATAATGTCATTGTGATATCATTCCAAGTAGTTTTACCTTTTACTTTTCTTTGAATGTTTATGTGGTTTAATATTACTTCACCTTGTGTTAGTGATACTGCACTTACCCCTTTTACTATAAAGCTTGGTATGCCATCCATGTATAGGATAAACCTATTAGCTTGTTTTGGCTCAAAAGCGGTAAAAAATATTTCATTTGGATCTATTACTGGCATGTTCTGTTAATTTATTATAAATATTAATTTTTTTAGCTTTTATGATGGAAATACTGCTCCAGTTGGTAATACATTGAAATCTAGGTATATAAATTCAGCTGTTTTGGTTGGCTGTAAATATATTTGCCCAATTAATTGATTTCTATCTATAACATCTGGTGTGTTATTACTATCATCCATTACTACTTTAAAGGCATATAATCCTTGTCTTTGTTGTACGCTTTCTAAGTATGGGTTAACTTGTGCTAAGAAATTATTTCTTGTAGCTATTGTATTTTGTTCGAATACTAAATTATCTGCTATTTGAGAAATAAATCCTTTTAAAGCAATTAATAATCTCCTTACATTTACTCTATCTAAAGCACTAGCTTTTTTCTGTAATGTTTTCTGACCAAATACTACTACTCCTGTGTTTGGGAATGTAGCTATTGGGTTGATGTTTGCTTGGTATAGTTCATCTCTATTACCATTAGTTAATTTTCTTTCAGCTCTTATTACTGATGATAATCCACCTCTATTTAATCCTGCAGGTGCAAACCATGCTTCTGAAACTGAATCGTTATAAGCAAATACTCCTGGCATCATTGCTGAAGCTGGTACCCAAACTTGATCTCCTAAATCAGGATCAATTGTTTGTAACCAAGGCCAATACATAGCAGCATATGAGGAATCAACTCCTGCAGCTTGTGTTTTTGCCGCTGTTATTGATTTGTCATAAGCAACACCATCTATTACTGCTATTGAATCACCTCTAAATTGACAATTATTAACCATTGATGAAATTTGAGATGCATAATCTTCTCTATATAATCCAGGGATTGAAAGAACATTATATTGGAATTCGTCTTTATTTGCTAATAAATTTAATGCTGTAGTATAGTTACTTCCTATTAAACCTTGAGTGTTAGTAGCATTAATATTTTGGTTAAAATTAGCACTTATATTATTAAAATCAATACCTAAAGCAGCTCCAAACGAACCTGAACCAGCTACAGGAATAGAGCTAGTATATTGAGATTTTGGGTCTCCAGCATTGTCAAAATAATTTAATGTTTTAGAATTTACTGATTTTACTCTTACATATCTAGAAGCATTAGCATATAGTCCTTCCATTTGTAAATAATAAGTAGTACCATCAGTTTTTACTGATTGTTTTTGGTCTCCTATTACTCTTGATACATAATTTGAAGCATTTGGATCTAAGGATAAGTTAGTCCAAGTTTCTAGTACTTTTTTCTGGCTAGTAATATCATCTCCTTGTCTAATTAAAAGACTAAATGTACCTGAGGATGTATCTGGGGATATTACTTCCCATCTAACATTATCTTTAGTACCACTAGCTAATTGTCCTCTAGAACCTTCTGTTGAAGTATTGTTTTGTATTGCTCCTACAGCTAATGTTTCTAATTCTAAAGTTGAATTAAAGGTTGAAGCTGTTCCTCCAGCTAAAGTAGCTATTGTTACACCATTTCCTTGAAGTAAAGCATTTTGTGAACCAGATTTAACAGTTGAACCATTAAATAAGATTCCAGCAACTGAAGCTGTTATAGATAATGCTGCTCCACCATCTTCATTTATAATAATTTCATTAGTTCCTGAAGATCCAATTATTTCATTTACTTTACCTACAAATCCAGCTTGTGAACCTGTATAATAATACAAGTCAGCTCCTGGAAGATTGTAACTAAAAGAAGAAGAAATAAACATTGGATTTGTTGTTGGAGTATTTATATTTAATCCATAATTTACAGCAGGAACTAAATAATTAAATGATGCTGCTGCTTTTGCTCCTGCTACCGCTGTATCAGAGTTTTCAATTTTAGAACTAGTAGCACTAGTATAAGAACCACTAACTACTCTAGTTACTAGTAATGAATCTCCTCCTTGTTGAAAATAATTGTATGCAGATACAGAAGTAAAGTAAGTATATTCATTACTACCACTTTCTACAACTGTACCAAATCTATTTTGGTAATCTGAGTAAGATGTTACTATTGTTGGGATATTAACTGGACCTTTTACGGTAGGACCCACTATAGCACAACCAGCTTCTATTGGTTGTGAGGATACTTGTGAAGAGTCATTTTCTCTTGCTAATACACCTGGGGATAAAAGTACTTCTGCCATTTTATAATAAGTTTATTTTGTTTATAAATACTGGAGAAGGGTGTAAAAATTGATTAAGCTTTAATAAATTCGCCGCTTTCTATATTTACTGTTCCTACCCCATACTTTTCCTCTAATTTTTTCGCTAATTTAGCTGATTCTTGTTCTGAGGATGATAATTCTAAAGATGTTTGTTCTTTAGTTTTATTTAAATTTCTTAATTGGTACTCAATTTGACCTAATCTATATAATAAACCATTTTGAAGATCTTGAATTTCTTTTAATTCTGTAATTTCTTCTTTATTTAAAACTGTTTTTTCCATGACTATAAATATTATTTTTTAGGTTTAGGTTTAGATTCTGGTGTGGTTTCTGATTTTGGAGAATCAAAATCTTTTCCTTCTTGAGATTCTATCTCTAATCTGCTAACTTGATCTTGTAGTTTATTTAGTAAACTTGCCATATAAATAGCATCTGATCCTTTAATATTAAGACTTTGTACAGCTCCTATTAGGACTCTGTAATCATTGATATTTAATTCCATTTTTTATAATTTTGAATATGCGTTTTGTAATTTTAATACTAAATTAAAAACTCCTTGAACATCCTTACCTTGGAAGTTGGAATTTTTAACTCCATTTAATATAAGACTAAGTTCTCGCTTATCCAAATCTACTTTAACTTTTTTTAAATTCACTGATGATGATACCTTATTAGGTGATTTTATATTTTTTGCTTTAAAACCCATATTTAAAAATTTTATTAAAAAAAGGGCTGCATTTATGCAACACAGCCCTTATTTGGTTAATTGTTATTATGTAATATTAAGAATAAATCCAAATATCCTCCAAATTACTTGCTACATAAATATTACCTTTTCTGTTGTAAGTACTATCAATAGCTGCAATGCCTGAGGCACTATTAACATTATCTTGTCCTTTTAATACAGCTGCCATATAAGCATCTGGATCAAAATTACCAGTTGAACTTGGGTTAAAGTTGGTTTTAATACCCCATCTTTGACCACCAATTGCTGATGCAGCTGCATCTGCCCAACCGAATAATTCACCATTAGGACCATCTTGTAGTACTACTATACCACCAGAATCATTAGCAGCTCCTGCTGAACCTGAGTTCATTGAGATGTATTGATCCGCTACGTTTAAGTTTGTAGCGTTTTTAAATGAAGCAGTTCCTGCTACACTTAAATCACCTGAAACTGTTAAGTTTGAAAATTCAACATCATCACTAGTTCCTAATCCAACAGCTACTGCTGATAATGCTCCTGCATTTACTGTAAAATCAATACCAGTTTGGCCTGAAGTATCTGTTACAGAAGAAATGAATGCACTTGGGAACGAACCTGATAATACTGTTGAACCAGCTAATATCTGAGTCTGTGTTACTACTCCTGTCTGACCTGCCACACTTGTTACTGGTGCTGTAGGGAAAGAACCTGAAAGAACAGTTGAACCAGCTAATATATTTGCTTGTGAAACTGAACCACCTAAGTTTACTGAGTTACCTGCAATGGTCATTCCTTCATTTGCTAATTGAGCATTGGTAATAGTATCGTTGCTAATTTGGCCAGCGATAGTATCCGCTGTAATTGATCCTCCTAATGCTACTGTTTGTCCTGCAATAGTCATTGAATTAGATCCTGAATATGCTCCTGATCCTGCAAATATTTGAGTCTGTGTTACTACTCCTGTTTGACCTGCTACACTTGTTACTGGTGCTGTAGGGAAAGAACCTGAAAGAACAGTTGAACCAGCTAATATTTGAGTCTGTGTTACTACTCCTGTCTGACCTGCTACACTTGTTACTGGTGCAGATGGGAATGATCCAGAAAGAACAGTCGAACCAGCTAATATATTTGCTTGTGAAACTGATCCACCTAAGTTTACTGAGTTACCTGCAATGGTCATTCCTTCATTCGCTAACTGAGCGTTAGTAATAGTGTCATTACTGATTTGACCTGCAATAGTATCGGCTGTAATTGAACCACCTAATGCTACTGTGCTACCCGCAATAGTCATTGAATCTGAGCCTGATAGTGCTCCTGATCCTGCAAATATTTGGGTTTGCGTTACTACTCCCGTTTGACCTGCTACACTTGTTACAGGTGCAGATGGGAAGGAACCTGAAAGAACAGTCGAACCAGCTAATATCTGAGTCGTTGTTACAGTTCCTGTTTGACCTGATACACTTTGTACTGGTGCACCCGCCGAAGTTATGTAGTTGGTGGTACTGTTATCTAACTGAGCTAACGAACTACCTGATACAACTACTTTTTTCCATGTTGCCATAATTGTTAAATTTTAATTATTAATAATTGTTTTTTGTTTTTCTAAAAGTAATTGTACCACTTTGATACAATTAATTTTTTTATTAAATCGATTTAAATATCAATTATAAATACGTTATCTATTCTACTCCTACATAAAAAGCTGAAGCAGAGTATACCATTCCTCCTTCTACCGCTGTTGGTAAAGAAGATTGAGAAGCAAATACAACTACTCCATTATTCTGTACCTTAAATAAGTCAGTATCTCCGCTCTTAATAATAAAGACATCATCAGATACTGAACTAGTAATTTGAAAACTACCACTTATTTGAGTTAAACCTGTAGTTTTATTGAATAAAAATTTAGAATCTCCTCCAAAACTACCTGCATCATTAAATTGTACTGAGTTAGCTGGTGAACCTGGTGTTCCACTTCCTCCCGAACCAGTATCTATTGTAACTGAGAATTGATCTCCATTACCTTTGGTAAATGTTAGGACATTTAATGCTGCCGATGCAGTTGTCATTAATGAACCAGTATTTACACTTCCTCCACCACCTGGAAATGAAAAAGAATTCCAAGTTACTGTGGGGAAAAATGAAATTGGTGGGTTAGCTGGATTTATAGTAGCCTGATATAATGAAGAACTAGCCTCTAACCAAACTATTTGATTATCTGTAACTTGTTCTACAATTGCATTCTGCATTTCTGCAGCAGTCTCAAATATTTTAAAGGCTCCTTTAATATATTTAATATCCGCTAAGGGGAGTGAACCGGTAGCACTTGCGGCTAAGACTAAATTCTCTGGTACTGATATTGCCATTTTTTAATTTTTATTTAGTTATTAGGTTGGTACAGAACCACTTGCTGCGTTTGCAGGTATCATTCTCATATAAATATTACCATCAGTTGAATTAAATCGATCTGTTGTTGCTATCATATACCAGTTTGTATACCCATTTACTGCAGTGCCTAATGTTAAGTTTAATACTTGGGTTTCTTTAATATCATTATCTAACCCTCCAGTTGAATTTTGGAATGAATTTTCTACAGAAACAAAATTTACAAATTGTCCTGAAGTAGAGTTACCTGAATTTGGATCACTTGTTGTAAAACTTGTAGGTAATTCAGTCATATTTCCACCATTAGGTATAAATACTATTACTCTTTGGAATCCACTTGTACCTGCTCCAAGGTTACTTCCTGATATTAAATTGTCAGGTGTAGTTCCTGTATCATCTAATCTTCTTACTGATTGATAAGGACCTCCATATGAAAAATTAATAGAAGCATCTCCTAAAGTATCAGAGTTTACAACACTATCTAAAAGTCCATAAGTAGTAGCTACTGTTGGAACTGGAGGTGTTGCACCACTTCTAGAAGATATACCAAAAGCAAAATCAAAATCAGCATTTAAGTCCATAGTATAAACATATCCTGTGTCTGCTGCAGCTGGTGCTGCTATAGTAATTGATATTGGTTGAGTAGTTGATTTTCCGTAAGCATCAGTACCTACACCATTTAAACTGTAAGATCCAGTTTGTAATGAACTAGCTCCTACATTTAAATTCCAAGTTCTTGAAGAACCTGCACCTGGATTAGGCCCTAGAGTAAAGCTACCTGCATCTGTTCCTGATAAGGTTAAACTTTCAATATTTTCTCCTTGTGAATCTGAAACATTTATTGTTCCTATTGTTGTTCCTGGGGATTGAGAACCTGTAAATCCACCCGCTCCTAAACTAAATGCTACACTTGGGGCAAGATTTTCTGATACTTCTATAGTATAAGATTGTCTATTTTCTGTTCCAAATGTGTTTGAAGCTGTTACACTAAAATTAATAAGATCACCGTCTGTATATGATCCACTAATGTCTGAAGCTGCAAATATTTGTTGAGTTCCATTAAAATCAAGTACGCTTGAAGGGCTATTAATAGTCCATGTTACTGTTTCATTTTGAACACTATATGTACTTGTATTTCTAGCTACTGTTCCAGTGTATCCATTAGTATTAGTATAAGCAAAATCATTTGTTTCTGCTGATTCTATTATATAAGCTCTTGTACTCCAATTTTTATTTATAGAAGGAGCTGTATCATCATCTATGTCTATATCAATTAATGCTGTGTCAGTTCCTGGATCATATTGATCTCTAACTGTTACTTGGTAAACATATTTATTTATTAAATCTGAATTAACAAATACACCATTTTTTCTAGTAATATATCCTGCTGATGTTATTTCAAAAGCATCTTCTGTTGGATCCGATTGACCTCCACCTGTATATGTTCCTATAGGAACGTTTACACCATCTATTGATAAAGATTGTAGTGTAAAATTTGAATAAGTAATTACATCTCCTACATCATTACCATCTGCTGAAAGTTGTCCTACATTTCTGTACTCACCACTTACTAAACCTTGACCATTATTAACATTAACATTTTCATTAATATCAAATTGTTGATCATTGATGGTTGGGGTAGCATTATCTAATACTCTAATTTGATAAGGTAAATAAGTTATAGATGTTGGGTCTTGTCCACTTTGATAATGTTCATCACTTGCTGTTAAAACAAACTCATATTTTGGGTTTGTATCATAATCTAGTGAAGATGTAGTTTGTGTTAAAACTACATTAGTAGCATTAATTGTTAAAGTAAAAGCATTATTAAATGCTGTAGATAAGGATCCTGTTTGTATTGTGATTGTATCACTATTTATATCTGTGAAATAAACGGTGCCATTTGATTTAGCTCCTGCAGCTGAACTTTCTGATAATGAAGCTGTAAAGTTTGTGGATAATACATTACCTCCTATACTAGTTTCTCTAAAAACAGGTGCTGTATTACCTGCTATTCTAATATATAAATTTTTATCTACTGTAGCTCCATTTATATCAGTACCTCTAACTGGGAATAATACTGCATCATATCCCTGTGAGTTATCATTTTCTAAGGATTCTGTTAATAAAGTTGTTTGAACTGATATTACACCATTACTAGCTACTCTAAAATCATCAGTTGTGTATGAACTTTGAGTTTGGAATGTTACTACACCTTCTGGATCTGTATATGCTATAGTACCTACTGTAGTACTTTGAGCTGAATATTCATCTACATCAAATACTAAAGAATCAATTACAGGAGGAGTATTTGCAAAATATGCTTGTTCTAAGAAATCTACTACATTATTAGTTCCATAATTTTCACCATATATCCCTGTAGGTTGATATTGATTTGAAATAGCTCTATTACCATCAAATACCATAAAAGATGAAGTAACAGAATATGAAGCACTTGTTACAGATCCTGATAATATTCCTGTTCCACCTAAATTAGATATTGTTTGAGCTGAACTTGAAACTGTTCCTGATGGAACTGAAACTGATCCTGATAAAATTCCTGTACCATCTAAGTTAGCAATTGTTTGTGCTGATGATGATACTGTTCCTGAGGGTACTGATGTTGATCCTGAAAGTATTCCTGTACCATCTAGATTAGCAATTGTTTGAACTGAGCTAGAAACAATACCTGAAGGTAATTGTGAAGATCCCGAAATAATTCCTGTAGGTAACTGTGAAGATCCTGAAATTACACCTGAAGGTAAACCTGCTATTATTTGTGCAGATGATGATACTGTTCCTGATGGGATAGATGCTCCTGAACCAGTATTTAAAATAATAATTTTACCACCCATAGCTGGATGTGAAGTACATTGATAGTATAAAACATCTGGAGTATCAAATTGTACATTCCATAATAAGGTTCCATTTGAAACATTATTATTTGTTACACCATCATTATAAGCAGTACCTGCTGAACCTGTAATGGTAGATTGTATTCTAAATGGGTGAGCACCCATATTATTAGTAAACTTATATTGTTGGCCTCTAATTAAATATATTATTGGATCATTTTCAGCTCCAGTTAAACCTGGCCCTGTAAACGTATAATCTGAAGAACCATTTGCTCCTAAAGTCCATTCAGATGTATAAGTAGCTATTATTGCAACATCAGCAACTGATGAACTTGCTACAGACATTGAACTTGTTTCAGTTTGATTTATATATCCTAATCCTGCTATTTGTGCTGATGATGATACTGTTCCTGATGATACAGA